TTACGGCGCACTGGATAAAATAGACTTCGTCTTCGTAACAATAACATCTACAAAATCACCTGCAGATATAGCTGATGGTACTGTATCTGCAAGAGTAATCTTTCCTGAAGAGATGTTTTGCACATCTAATAATTTATTTTCAACCCCATCCGTATATACCAATTTGACATCACTGAATGGAGGGTAATAAGTGGCTGTTCCTTGGTATACATATATTTCACTGCCTGAAATTGATTTCACTACATACCTGCCCCTTACAAGATTAATTTTGATTTCAGATAAATCGGTTTTATAACAGGTAATTCCTGAACCAATGTTAGCCATACTAATATCAGTATCACTATAATAAGTAATTGCTTTTCCTTGTTTTAAGGTGAAGTTATCTTTGCTTTTCCTTGGTAAGGATGTGCTATTTTTGTAATATCTACCAGTTAAGCATAGCCATGAAAATGCAGTATTCGCTACATTACCACCAGAATACACAGCTAAACGAATTGCACTAACTGGAACCCCTTCATTATTAATCATGATCTTAATGGAAGAAATGTTAGCAACAGTAGCATATCTATGGTTAGATGAATCCCATTGCATAGAAGAAGTTATTGCTTCTGTTTGTGAAGTTATGACATTCCCATCTCCATCTAATGCATACAGGTAAATGCGAAACGATGCCGTATCTGCTGAGAATGTAAACATATCACCATTTCTTACTGGTACATCTCCAGATTCCCATAACAACCCAAAATTCCGCATAAAAGCAAACTTAGAAGAAACTAGGTGACGGATATTATATAAACCATCTACATCTGTTTGATATGCTAATACACCAACTTCTCCATTGTTGGCACTGGATATAAATGGGGTGTTAGCATTTAAAGAAAACAATGTTACTTCATCGGATATATTTTCCTGAACATGAAATACTGCATTCCCCTTGCCATTATCAGTTACCTCTACATAAGTGTAAGGTGATGGATTGTATGGTTCATTTGTATAGTAAGGAGAACTTAACCATGAAGCCTCAATTGAGTTATTCCACGTATATTCACCAAAGTTAATTATCAACTGTTGGTTAGTTGGGGATGATGGATATCGTTCAAAACGAAACCCGTAGAAGTAATTGTTATCACCTCTTTGAATATCAATTTTACCTGCCCCCTCCATAGTTCCACCATAAAACTTATTGTGGTTATGATGATATGGATTATCAGCGAAAATGATATTATTCGTACGATTCAGATAAAAATAGTTTTCATTTATCCATCCGTTCTCAACTCCAAGAAAATGAATTGTATCGACCTTTTTCAGGTTAAAGGTTGAGTATGCTATTGAATAATCCGTCGATGCCACCGAAGCATTATAATTTGCATATAACTGTAAGTAGTCGCAACGCTCAATGTTTATATGCTGCCCTTTTGCCCCAATAATACGAATATCCGGTGTCGTTTCAGATGAAATACCAGAATTTCTGATAATCGTTCCGAAGTTTTGTCTTGGGTTGTTAGGGTTTGATGCATTCCCGCCAAGCAATACCCCTATTCCTGAGTGGGATATGGTAAAAACAGCATTGGTCATTTCGAGGCTGACATTACGAAGATTTAATGTCTCCGTAATAATAAAATTACCTTCCGCTCGTAATGTTCTGGATGATTCTCGTGCATATTCTGCAGCCAAGATCAATGCAGATGTGTCATCTGTTATACCATCGCCTTTTGCCCCCCACCCTCTTACATCACAATCGTCCCTCCACCGAGATATCTGCAATTCAGGATATTTTTTAGCTCCATCCGGGTCTTCTAATTGCTGCCGTAGTTGATCAGGGTCATACTTCAGCACATTAGGAAAATAAAACTGCTGAGTGCCATATGCATCATATACAGCCATAGAATGGCCTTGCACAGTTACGAATTTGGCAATCTGCCCGTTATATACCGGATATCCAGCAGCGTTAATGATGATTGGTTGCGAAACGGGAACATGAGAGCCGTCTTCGTTCTCCACATAAACCTGAATCTGGTTTTCAGGATTTACCGGGTCAGTGTCAATTTTTCCGATATAAATTTTGCCATTGGCAACCGCTTTAAAAGAACGCGCCATAGTGAAGAGTTGCGAAGGCATCGATACGATCACATTGGCTGTAATGTCTGTCATTTAATTTGCTCCAGATACAATGAATCGCCGCAGCGTGGCCACGGTGAATTTTGGGCATAAAAAAACCCAGCCGAAGCTGGGTCGTTGCGTTGGTTATCTGTCAGTAGTTATGTACTGAAGGAGGTAATTCTTTATTCTTAAGTCTCATCCATGCGGAAAGATTCTTTGGTCCGTCTGGCTCATTGATATCAACATCTCGTGTGTGATTGATTAAAACGTCTCTCGCCATATCGATAATACGGGAGAACTCATAACCGCAGTCATGACATCTTCCTGAATAGTTCGATTGAATTTGTTTCAGCGCCGGATACAGTTCGCGGAATAATGCCTGTGAGCGGTTGGCATAATCCCATAGCCATACAAGGCTGTTTGCTTCTTTTGCAGAAAGCTCGTCGGTTTTCTTCTCTTGTTTGCCGATGAACTCGCCTTCAAGTGGAACTCGAGCTGCAAGTGACAGTGCTTCGGCAAACTGCTCCTCACTGATTTCTTTGTATGAACACCCAAAATGAGATTTCAGTGACGACCACATGGTGATCATCGCCTTAGCCTGTTTTTCCTTTGGCAGAGACTGACCGCGACTCATGACGAGTTGTTTAATGGCTTCCTGCTGTTCAGTGGTGATTTTACCCGGCAACGCCTTTTTAGCTTTGCGTGGGTTAACTACATGACCTTTAGTCCAGTAGTCATGCAGCACGCTAAAGCATTCTTCCTGGTACTGAATCAGTTTATCACGGATGTCAGCACGAACTTTCTCAGGGTTGATGCTGAACAGCCATCCATTTAACTTCTTCAGCGGGATGCATAAAAGCTTACGTAACTTGCCATCAGCAGCAACCATAGAGATATCTCTACAGTTGAATTTGTCCTTCATTTTACGCAACTTAACAGATTGACCAGTCCAGTCGATACCAATGTTTTCCACAATTTGACGCATCGCTACATAAGTCACTCCGGCAGCCACAGCGGTTAAAATCTGCTGACCATTGAAAGGCACGTAAGAGGTGTTCACTGCTTCTAAAATTGCTATACTATTCATGTTGGTTTTTCTCCACGAATTTACCGACAACCGAAGCCCTGACTGTTCCCGCAGTTGGGGCTTCAACTTTACGCGCCAATGCGCCCTTCCTTCTTAAAGCTGTCCATTACTCTCTGATAAATCTCAGAGTTAACAGACCGACCATTCTCTTCCGCCACCTTGCGTACCAAATCCAATACTTCTTTAGGCCACCGCAAATTGAACTGCGGCATTTTTCTTGCGCCTTGCATATTCCACTCCACTCCATTAAATGATAGCACCGTACTACTATTGAAAGCGTACTACTACCGTTCTAGCATGTCAACAAATAACAGGAGAGCGACGTGGCTAGAAACGATCCACAATTTAACGTAAGAATGCCAAGTGAAATCAAGCAGCAGCTTACTCACATTGCGGCAACAAACAGGCGCTCTATCAATGCTGAAATCATAGCTGCAATACAGCTATGGATTAAGATTAACAGAGAAAAGGTCATACCATCGACATCTCAAGATCTCACAAAAACAGAGAAGGAAGCAATGGATATTGCAATTAGCGTACTTAAGAAGATTCGAGGCCAATAATGAGCAGTAAGGAGCAATACTTAAAAGTTACTTTTGAGTCTTTTAGTAATTACCTGACTTCATTCAAAAAAACTTATGTATGCCCAATATGCAGCAATACAAACTGGACTCTTTTAGCACCGGAGCATCTTAAAAAAGATGATGGTGTTGAAGTTATAGGACCATCCATACCAGGTAAAAGCTTGCCTAATAATCCTGTTAATCAAGATACTTATAGCAACGATAGTCTTAACATGGTAGCCATGCAATGCACCACTTGCGGTTTCTTCCACTTTTTTAGTTTAAACAAAGTTAGTGAAAATATCTCTTCTGGAAAATTCGTAAAGGGTGATGGAGATAATGTTTGACCAACATGTTCACAATAAATCACCTAGTATTTATGGAGATGCTCAAAGCCAACATGAAAACCTTGACTTTGACAAATCGTTATGGAGTTCAATAGAAAACGCTAAATATTCAGAGTATTACAGACCAACTGGCAGAAATCCGTCAAAGGAACCACAAATATTTAGCCTACAAGAAGAGCAACACAAAGAAGAAGGTCGTGATACCGTGAAACGTTTAGAGCTATACGGGGTTGCAGTTGCTATCATTGGTTCTATCGTTGCCGCCACATGGACGATTCGAGGCACTATAGATGAAAAAGTTGAATCATCACGACAAGAGCTAACAGGAAACATCCAAACCAGTAAGGCAGAGATAATGGCTACTATCCAAAACAACCAATCAGTATTACAGTCAAGGATTGATAACACTGATCAAAAATTAGACTCAACAAACCAATCTCTTTATAAGGTATTGGCTATATTAGAGTCTCAAAAAGACAAACGTTCTCAATAGTTTCTTGATTTATTACCTATAGCTGCATGATTGATGTCTGTTGAAAATCATGCAGCATTGATAAATCTAAGGAGATCGGCATGTACATATCGCTCTCTACCATTTTTTTCATCTGCTTAGCTATTTGGCTTTTAAGAATATGGCAGGATTGCTCTGTCAGCCATGCTGCTGCGGTGAGAAATAAAAACGCCCTCATAAAAGAAGCTGAAAACGTTGTCTTATCAATGGATCACCTTTCATGGACCGAGATGACTACAGGGCAACAAGAGGTTTATGAGTGTGCGATTGAGCGGTTAAGGCTGCTTAAATCGTACAAAAAGAACCACGCTCCCGACTCATTCCCATTCCTGAAAGAATGGCCGAGATGGTATGACCCGAAAAAAGCAACCATCAACCGCTAACCAACTTTTTACTGCTGGGCTTTCTCACTTGAAGCCTGAATTAGAGGTGTAAGAGTTTCAGATACCCGTCTGATCGCTCTATCATAAGCAGTACTTCCTTTTGGCGTGTTTGCTAACTTTAGTAATGCGTTCCTCATCGCGCGTGACTCATAGCCCCTGCCAGCCATACCGATACCAGCTCCAACTGCCGCAACTTTTGCAAACATTGGATTTGTAACAGACGCAAGAGCTGTTATCAGCGCTGCTGGACCAGCTACCATTTGCCCTGTTAGTGGGCTTGCGGCAGCAGTAGCTGCCTGTCTAGTGGAATCAAGATATTTCATTATCCCATCAAGCTGTTTCCCATGCTCTCCTCTGAAGAACGTCTCAGCCTGCTTCCGATTCCTTTTCATTTCATTAATAAACTTCTCAACGCTAAGCTTTCCTGAATCGCTTGTCGCCTTATCCATTGCACGCTGAACAAGTGCTGCTCTAGCATTTTGACGCCCACTATCATCAAGCAATCGATAAAGTTGCGCCCTTTCCGCTGGGCTTTGGCTGAATACTAGTTTAGTGACATCTTCTGGCGTTGTTTTACCACTCTGAATAGCTTTTTGGACACGTGTATTGCTCATCATGTCGTTGAACTTTGCCCAAGAACGATCAACACGCGACATGTTTTGCGCTTCCTTCGCACCTAGTTTTGCGCCAACCGCTTTTTTCATGTCTGTTGTGTATGCGTTATAAACAGACTGCGCAGCTTTCTCCAGCGTATCTCTATCGACCTCGTCAGGTGCTGCCATAAAGCGCTTACGTAAGTTTGTACGGTTTTCTCTAGCTAATTGCAGGTTATTTGGACCGCTGGTGATGTCATTTCTAAACTGTTGAAGGACAGAAACAGCTGAGCGGTCTTGCGATACTCCTGGGCGAGTTAACTTGGAAATCTGCTCATCAATTGCTTTCACTGTTCCAGTGATGTCAACAGGAGTATCCCCCATCAAACTGATGATCCTGTCGTACCGCTTGCCAGCAGCCTGAATAAATTGCTGCTGACCACGAGTAGCTGATTGGTAAAGTTGTGCGTCAGATATTCCACCAACATTATCGCTAAATGTTCTAACTAAATCTTCCCTGGCCTTTTGCTGTGCATTTCTTATCCCACCTGTTCCGGCTATTGGGATTCGCTCAGCCATAGCTCGTGCTTGCTTACCAATATTCGTTCCCGGTTCCACAAGATCTGTTGTCATCAGTGGCAAGTTGTTCTGCTTGGCAAAGTCAATCTGAGCTTGTTTTTCAGGAGCAATCTTACCCATAGCAGAACGAGACACTGCGCTTGCGGTGTTTTCTACACCCTTCAGTACCCCACCAAGACCAGCAGAAATTGCAGTTTGAACTGGATTAACATTCTCACCGCCAGCGATCTTAGTGGCACCCTGTAAAGCTAAATCAGTAGCGCCTGATTTTAGTGTTGCACCTACAACAGACGCAGCTCTACCTGCTGGAGTGAATGCAAGAGCATTTGCCAAGAATGACGTTATATCCTGCGGTGACAAACCAGGCTTGTTAAGTGCATATTCCCCTGAAGGAAGGGTGACGATGGAATTTCCCTTCTCATCCTTCCGGATTTTCCCGCCAATACTTTGCAGTATTTTCTCCTGTGAAGCGTCGGAACCAAATAGCTGTCCCAATCCAGCACGCAGCGCATCAGTGCTTAAGCTATTAAGCTCTGGAGCAGACCCAACATTTTGCAGTCTCTCCATTTCTGGTGTCATTCGGCTTTCACCGGTAACGGCATCGCGCATTGCAGCACCTAAAACAGCCCCTTGCTCAGCAGAGCGATCTAGTCCTTCCTTCTGCTGAGTGGCAAGCTGTGCATATCCTGATGCAAGTGAGTTGTCTGCTGGCGATTGCTGCACACCTTGTTGTGTTGGTGCTGACTGACCAGCAAAATACTCATCAATGGCGGTGCCAATATCTTCGGTGCTCGTACCATCAGGAAAGGTAAATGTCTTACCGTTTGCAGTAACTTTCATCATTCCACCGTAAATTGAATGCCTGATTTTGAGGTATATGATCCAACCTGATTCCGTGGTTCTCCTGAAGGTGTCGAATCTTGTGCTGGCGCTGCGTCAGTATTCAATGACATATACCGCTTAACGGCACTCCCCAATGATTCACCTTTTTTAACATCCAACCCCAATATCTGACCGCCATTACGCGATTGTCCAGGGTTGCCATTCGCGCTCATCCACTCGGCTTTAAACTCATTAAACTGCGCGTTTCGTCGCTCAAGGTTTGCCATTGCATCAAGCCATCTTGCGACCGTCTCAGGGTTATCCATGTCAGTTGGCGCACCCTGTCGAACGATCTCAACGTCTTTATCCGTTGCTGGGCCGGGAGGTAGGAATTTAAGAACCTGACTGTTAACAAGGGCATTTTGGCGAATGCGCAAATCACGCAATGTTGTATCGCTTCCGGTAAGTTTTGCGAACATGTTCTGTGCGTTACCGAACAAACCTGTCGTTGGTTTTTCTGCTCTGAACTGTTGAGCAAGCGCACTCATAGAATTGGCTGAGTTTGATGATGCTGTAGCATTGTTTACAGCCGTCTCGATGCCTTTTTCCATGTTTACTGACAGCTTAGGTGCTTCGCTAATCAACTGCTGAGCCTTTTCCTGCGCTTGCTGCATCTTAAACCCGAACTCTTGCTGATCCAGAGCCAAGCGTTGTGCTGCGATATTGTGCCCAGTCATTGCTGACTGATAGGAAAGGTTTTGCCCTCTCGCCTGAAGTGCTTCACCAGCCTGATTGCTGCGGATTGTCTCTGCCAGCCTGCCTCGGTCAATCTCACGACCAGCCATCTTGTCCTGAACATTGAAGTAGTCAATCGGACCAAGCGCAGCCATCCCAAGGTGATCAACAAACTCACCAAATCCTGAAGGGTTCTGCTGATACATCTGAGCAACGCTGTTAGGGTCAACACCGACGCGAGTCAGTTCCTTGGCGTTGTTTTGCAGCCATGATTGCATTGCTTCTGGAGACGATGACGCAAGGCGTGCGCCAGCCGCTAAGGTGCCGATAGAATTGCGCTGGTCTTCGTCTGCCCACTTCATACCAGACTGAATCTTCTCTAATTGACCAGGATATTTGGTCATCAGATCTCGAACCTGCTGTCGATCACCGGACTGGATGGCTGCCGCATATTCTTTTTGGAATGCAGCATCCGCTTCCTGTTGCTTTGCAGCTTGATATGTTTGAGCGACACTACCAAGTCCCTGCAACGCCTGAAGGCCGATGTTATTGCGACCTGAACGCTCCATTTCGTTGTTCTGGCGAATATAGGCCAACGCCTCACTTACATCACTTGCCTTTGGCGCATTTGAGTTTTGCCCACCGATACCGGCAAGAAAGCCGCCTGAGTTGATTCCTTGTTGCCAAGTAGCCATATTCCCACCTTAAAACAATGATCCAAGACCACCGATAATACCGCCACCAATAGCGCCAACAGCTGTACCTATTCCAGGAACCACAGAGCCAATCATCGCCCCTGATGCCGCACCGCTCATGGCACCGCCCAAAGCTGATTGCAATCCTGATGGTCGGTTAGCATTCGCCGCAGATGCTGCCGCCTGCTGTTGATACAATTGGCTGACGTTGTTGGCATAGTTCTGCCCGGCGTTTGCCTGACCTGTAAGAGCGCCAAGGCCGATATTTGCCAGATTGTTGTAGTTGTTCATCTGACCTGACAGCCAGTTTTGACCGAGTGTAGGTGCGATTGCTGCTAACTGGTTTCCTGTTGCTGTAGAGCCTAATCCACCCGTTGCCTCTGCTGCTGCCAGACTCTGGTAACGCGCCTGACCAGCAAGGTCTTTGTACTGCTGGGAGTTGTAATACTGGTTAAGCGCCTGACCTTGCCCCTGAAGAGAGGAAAGATTCTGCAACTCTGATACATACTGCTGAGCGAGTGGAGTGAACGGTGCAAGGTTTTGCATGTTCGTCTGCCACATTTCACGCTGCAATTCGATGCCCTTTTCAGTTGCGCGTGCCTGTGCCTTTGAACCTCCATCACTGCCACCTTTGCAGTAAACAGCTTTGCTGAGGTGCTTATTAGCAATCTGGAAAATTAACATTCGTTAGCTCCTCGTATTTTGAGCGCGGTAACTGATAAATCGTGATGCCTACAGGCTTTCCATTGCTGGTATAAGCATCATCAAGGTGACCAACACGGGTAGCGCCAAGCAAACGGATAATTGCCCGTCCGTATTTCGTTGTGTCAGGAACCATGGTGATGCTGTTAAGGAATGGTGAGTTTTCGAGAAGCCATTTGCAGAATAATCGATGCCCTTGCAGTGCATATTCACCACGGAATCCGGGGTCGTACACCGCATGGCATTCAACAACGCTATGCCAGAAGTTACGCACTTCATGAACGCCAGCCATCACTAATCCTTCGTAGATGCCGAGATATACCGCATCAGGCTTGATGTAGTATTTATCTCCACTGTCTACGATATTTCCCGTGTTTGCCGGATTGTTGAGGAATTCTGCAAGCTTCACCGGATTATCGATGAGCTTTATGTGCATTAGTTGATTAATCCATGTGTTCGTAAGGCGTCTTCCAGTGCTTTGATGCGCTGCCGCGCCTGCTGTAAACCTGTAGCCATAGCGGAAACTTCAGACTGCGTATACGTGGTACTGACCGTGTATGCCTGGTTAGCGTTGAATGCGCCGAGAAGTGGCGTACCTGTGGCTGCAGTCCATCCGGTATTTCTTGCTCCAACAACCTGAATTCCATCAACTGAATATGATGTTTTTACATCCAGCGGTGACGCAAGAGACTGCGATTCGGTTACTGTTTTCGATACGTAATCACTCTTAATGTCAGATACATCGCTTTCTACGCCATCCAGTCTTTTGTCAACAGTGACCAGATGCGCCTGAATATCGATAACCTCATCCAGCAAGTAATCAACATCGCTACGCAGTACGACTATCTTCCCTTCGGCGGTTGTTAACCTGACCTCAAGGAGATTTATCGCTTTTGTGTTTGCGGTGATTCTTGAATCGTGATCTGCCAGTTCGACGTCCTGCTCATCGTTCCTGACTTGTGCATCATAAGCGCCCTGTCCGGCATCGTTGGCTTTGTTAGCCACGTTACCAACATCAGTGCCCTGTGCGATAACGTAAAGCAGATACGACTGCGAGAAGATATTGCGTGGAAGGATTGATGTATCGAGCCGCGTAGCCTGAATGATTACCGGCACATTGAGATTCGAATCAGCCATTACTCAATCCTTATCTTGCAGCCAGACAGAGTGACAGGTGACTTCGTGATAACGCGAAGTTTGAAGCCGACATTTTTCCTGATTCTCCCGACACGCTTCCACAAAACGCGCTTGTCGTAAACGAACGGTTCATTCTGCTCAATCATCTGCTCTTTTCCCCAGTTTATGCCGTCAGTGGTTGCAGAGAGGAACAGGCGGTCAGCGTACTGAGCGACACCAGTCGATGATTCAACTTCCAGATCAAAACATCTGGCGTTCTCAGCTTTGAAGAGTGGTGTAAACAACAGGTGTTCTTGCTGTAGCCCATACTGGCTGCTGATGTCGAATTGCAATTTCCCGGTCACGGATTCCAGCTTATCGCCGCACGTTATCTGATTGCCTTCGTAAATGAAGTCGATAGCGCGGTACACATCGTCATACAGGCCTGTTTTCAGTACACACCATTGCGGACCATTAGCACTTGAAGATGCGTCATACACTAGGACGTGGCTCGGCAGGTGGATAATCAGCAGCTCATGAGCATCAAAGCGCAACGATTCCATCACGCCATCAGCCAGTTCATCAGCCGTGTAGGAGCGTAGTATTTTCTCAATGCTCGCGCTGGCGATTGGTGACACCTGACCAGAGCCGATGATATACACAGACGGCGCACCCGTTGCCGGATTGCTGATGAACGCATAAGAATCAGCGAATGGCGTTTTGCAGTAAGTCCCGGCGATGCCTTTTTGCACCATCAGTGATGGCTGTGCGACATACAAAGCAGCACCAACTGTGGTTGCACCAGTCAGGGAGAAATATTCAATCGTCGATGAGCCAAAGCAGACGATGAAGTCTCGCCATGTTCCGATGCCGATGATGCCGTCAGGCTGCGACTCTGCGCGATATTGTGCGCTGTATCGGTCAGGGTGCGATTCGTCTTCAAGGTCAGTGATAAACCATGAATCAGTTCCGTCTTTTGACCACGCATAGCGCCCACGTAAGCGCGTAATGTCGCGAACTAAACCTAACTCGTACTGTGTGAATCCGCTGTCTGTAGGCCAGTTTGAGACGGTTTTAACCGTGCCATCATAGCGATACTCGACCAGTTGACCATTAACGCCTACAGCCTGAGATGTCCGACCATGCGCCATTGATACGCGACCACTTCCGGCGACGTCACCGACTTCACTTTCTCCTTTGTACAGTTTGCCACCACACACGCGATAAACAGCATTCTGCGCCATGTTGTACTCGACGCCTCGTGATACACCGTTCACATCAGAACGTTTGGCAATGCCCGGGAATGAGCGAAGATATCCGCTGCTGTTCAGGATTTCTTTGGGTGTAGCCAACATATTCACTGGCAGATAGTCGATATAGTCGGCGTTTCTGAAATCTTTGCCGACACCTTTCATAAGCGGAAGTTGCTGAATCGGCATTATTCGCTCCCGTTATCGCAAGGTTCCTTTCGGTGGAAGTAATTCCAACCGTTCAACTTCACCAACTGGTTACCACTACCAACAGGCATACGGTTTGGATAACCGGACTTACATTTAGCGGCTTTTGCTCTGTCCATTGCAGATAGTTTGACGAGTCGCTCTTTCCCGTATCTGGCAGTGGTTATAAGTTTTGCAGGTGCTTCCAGCGCATAATCCGGTGCAATGCGGCAGGCAAGGTTGAAAATGATGGCATTGATAGCGTTATTTGATAAACCGTGCTCATCGCCCGGATCTGGAGCGACATCTGCATCAGCGAAAATGTAGCCAACGTTGATACCTGGTGACGCATCACCGCCAAGCCATTCCGCCATCATCATTTCAAGGTCGTTGACGCCGTCTTCCATAGACTGCGGTTCGACATCGGTTAACGTGGCATTTGATGCCACACCGAGCTTACGTAATGCCGCAAGAACTAAATCACCCTTCGTTGTCAGGTTCATCTGCTGCCGCCTTAGGTTTTCGACCAGGCTTTTTACGCTGTTTTTCTTCTGGCTCTGGCTCTGGCTCTGGCTCTGGATCTGGCTCTGGCTCTGGCTCTGGCTCTGGCTCTGGCTCTGGCTCTGGCTCTGGCTCTGCAACATCCTTCAGAAGATCATCAGGATGTGCAAACCAGCCAGCATCCAGATATTCCTGAAGCTCTTCGGCTTTCACGATTTCAAAGTCGTATCCAACGCCTTTCCATTTCTTCATGTCGCCATGACGAAATATCATGTGTGTCATGCTTGTCTCCAGATAAAAAAGGGAGCCGAAGCTCCCTATGGTTATCACGCGGTCTGGTTAGGCAGACCAACACCAATTGCCTCTGGTCGTACAGCACATGCTGAATACCACACAGCAATACGGCACTTACCAGACAGAGTGTTGATATCACCCTGCGTTGCGAAGATGCCGTTAACACCAATGCCAGGAATGCTGAAGGAAGAAGTTTTCATGCCAGCAAACAGTTCATGGGTTACCGGGATCGGCTGAGACAGCAGACGGATTGAGTCATCAGCCCAAAACACGTTAGCGGTGGTTGTTTCCACGTTCAGAACGTTTACCGGAGTGGAATCAGCAAGAGAGGTGTTTACGTTAGCGTAAGCCTTCTCTTCTTTTGTCAGTGAAGAGTCATCAAGCGCAATCGGCTTCGGCGTGATTTCGATGTGAGTACCATCGATCACACGGGTGATTGAGAAAGTAGCATCATCAGTCAGCACGTTCTTCGCCATCTGAGACAGGAATTTCACACCAGTGAAGCTGATTTTGTCGCCGCGCTTAAACCCGGTGGTGGAGGATACGGTCACCGTTGCAACACGGTTGTCGACGTTCTCTTTGTTACCATCGGTATCAAGGGTGTATGCCTGCGGCTTAAACTTCTGCGCACCAGAAACAGTTACACCAGTCGCGGTTGACTTGGTAACTGCCGGAAGTTTCGGTGAGCGAAGAATTTCATCAAAGCCAGCAATCTGACGCTGAATAGTACCGTTGCGATACGCTTCTTCAGGAACGCGCCCGAAGATGTCACCATCTACCAGGTTGCGGCCTGCTTTGCGGTAATCGTCAGGGTTCAGGAAGTAACTGATGCCCATATCGCGGTTTAGCTCACGGGAGAACATCAGGCGCTCTGCATCAGACACAAAATCCCAGCCAGACAGGCCAGTAGATGGACCAATTGCGCGGGTATCGTGAACAACAAGTGAGCCCATTTCGGTTGCCTGTTTGGCAATTGCTGACTCAATGTTATTCGCCAGTTTTTTGGCGGATGCCTGGATGCGGCGACGGTAAGAACGCTCATCACGCAGGTCATCTGCACGAAGCTCGAAGAAATCGTTATCCGGATCGCCCATGTTGCATTTCACGGACAGCTCCAGAATCCCAGTTGCGTTGCCAGTTAAATCCCAGCCAGTCTGCGTTGGCGCTTCCTGCTCAACAGGCATCCACACGGTGTTGCTTGAACGCTGCATGGATTCTGCCGGAGGGGTGTATTTTGTCACTTTGGACGCCATTGGCGTCAGGTTCTGGACGGTTTCGATGATTTCATCCAGAGCATACGTGACCAGTTGACCTTCATTTAATGCCATTATCGAATTCCTTTATTCAGTTGCGCCTTGAGCTTGCGGTACGTCTCTACATCCCCTTTGTTTGCTGCCGCTTCCATCTGCTTTTCAATCGCAGAGATATTTGCAGCAACAGCGTGTCCCTGAATGGGTTCATCAGGTAACGGGGCTTCTGAAACAGGCTTGGCTCGAGGCTTGAGAGTTAAACGTTCTGACAGTCGAGTGAGTTCAATCAGCACGGATTGCCCGTCCATCGCCAGCAACTGGCGTGTTTTCTCAGGATTAGCACCAAGGTGATACATGAGAGCAGCGGATTTCTCCGGGAAGAGGCGCATGATGTCGGCACCGACTGCTGGCGGCACCAGTTGCATGAATGCATCCTCTTTCTCCTGATAGTCAGGGATATTGAGCTTTTCCGCTGCGTCGTAGTGCTTACGGGCTGCCTCGACGTATTGCGCTGATTGCTGGGTGAACTCCTGAGTTTTGCGACCCTGCTCGGCGACAGCCTGGCTTCGTGCGTCCATAGCCTTGATCTGCCATTCACTGTTTGCCTGCTGGAAGGCAGCCAGTGCGCGGCTCTGGTCATAGTCGTACTTAGCCAGCGCATCTTCGGAAAGATAATCGTTAGGGTCTGGTTGTTTTGGTAACTCAGGGTTCACCCGCAGGTGCTCCGGCAACTCTCCACGCTTAACCGCTTCCATCTGCTGCTCAAGCTCACGCTGGCGTTTGCGTTCGATGCGGCGACGGGCAAATTCAGCATTAGTTGCCGGGTCTTGTTTTGGTTTCTCATCGTCTTTCAGGACAATCTCGAAGCCTTCTTCCTGACCTGCGATGTCGTTGGCATTATCGACAACTAAGCCATCAGCAGATGCCGCTGCATGATTTCCGGGCAGGGTTAATTCTTCAGAAGCCTGAATGTCGGTGGTTTGGTCCATGGTTAACTCTCTCTTATTGAGGTGTCTCGGCTACTCCGCCGGAGGGGATTTGAACTTGACGCATAAGATTCGCGAAATCCATGCGTTGTGAATGAGTCTGGTCTGCATCTTTAAGAAGCAGCTCAGCGTTAGCACGAGCATCTTTGCTGCGCTGTTGCTGGAATTGACCTACGAGCTTGAGGTACTCACGCAGTTCTGCCTGCTTGTCGAGGTCCATATTGTTGAAGATTTCCGCAATCTTCGCGGCGTTGAGTTGGTTTTGGGCTTCAACCTTGGCGGCCTCAACCTGAATCTGCGCCTGTTGGTTCTCTGCCTTGAGCAATTCAGCCTGACCTTGCAGAAGGATACCCTGCGCCTGAATTTGCTCTGCTGATGGCTGCTGCGGCTGCTGTTGAGCCTGCTGTACCATCTCCATCTCTTCAGGTGTTTCTGGTTTCTTCAGCCCCATCATCACCAGTTGCTTGTTAGCGTACTCTCGCATCATCTCGACGCCTTTACCGTCAAGCAGCGTGAAGTATTGCAGCATCAGCATCTGGAACTCTGGAGTACCTTGCGGAACCTTAGTGAGCAATTCCTGAATCTCTGCGCGGTTCTGTTCCTTCATGCTCTGGAAGGATGGCCCAACGTCTGTATAGCACTCATAGCGACCGCGAATGTCGTTGAGTGTGACCACATTACCGGACTGGTAATCTACAACTTGCGCGTAGAGTTGAACGTCTTTCTCGCTTCCATCTTCAAGTGTCAGCGTTACATGACGAGGAACGTCATAAATATCGTTGACCATTGAGGCATAAATCTCGCCATCACGTCGCATTGCGGTAGCCAGGTTATCCTGAAACACGTATGTCTCAAGGTCTGCCCGCATGTTCAGTTGATTGACGGTATCGAAAGCGACCTGACCATTTGCCGCCTGCGCATCCACGCCAAGACTAGCCACTTCTTTCACTGCGTTGGTGGCAGCCTCAAGCATGTAAGCGTTGGCTTGCGGCACTTCAGGGTTTTCCATGTAGGAGATTGGACCAATCGGCAGGTCGTTACCGTTTTCATCGGTCCTGTTCTGCAGATAGTACGGATAGTCATCATTTCCACCGTACATGTATTCGTAGCCTTCGATTTGCTCAGGGAAGAAGGTCGGTTTCTTCTTCGGTGAACGAGCAACAATATCGGCGTTGAACGACATGATCATGTTACGAAGGCGTTGACCGTCTTTCGTCAGCCTTACCACGCCCTCGTAGCACTCCTTGTCACCAGCGAATGACCATTCGCCGTACACAGGAACGATTGGGATATGCTCTCCAGCTATCTTCTCGCGGTCTTTCAGTATCTGCGTGCAGGTGATGATCGACTTATACACACGCCGACGCTTGACCTTACGCTCTGCTACCTTAATGAATCCACGATTAGCCAGGTCGTCGATAACGTCTTTAATATCCTGCTGGTAATAGCTGACTGGCTCACCTGTCAACGGGTCGCGGTAGATGAAGACTTTCTCCTTCTTCTCTTCTACCTCGTAATACTCAGCGACGTAGACGACATCATTCGATACCCACGGAAACAGCCATGTGTCGTTCGGATTCTGGAAAGATGGCAGGGTGTCAGGATCAATACCGTAATCCTCTGCGAACTCTTTCCAGCCATTGCGCGACAAGGCGTTAATCACCGTGCAGTGCTTAGCGTCGCTCTTATCCATCTGCTTGCTGTTGGCGTCCCATATGACGTGTGAGCAGGCTTCATGGATTGGAAGGCGTCGGATTACCTGATTGTTGCTTGTTGGGTCGTTGTCTTCGTACTGGGTGACCAGACGCCATGCACCAACTCCGGACTCTATCTGCTCACGAACTCCAACGTTAACGGCAATCTTTGCCGTGTTATGGCGCATATCAGTACGATACATACCCATCAATACATCGGCTGCATCAGGATTAGCACCGTCTTTTGGTCGGAAGAGAACGTCGATAGGGTTCCGGCGCATCTCTGCGACCAGCTTCCTGACCACCGGGCGGACAACATCGAATTGTCCGCGATATTGCAGGGTGGTGTAGTTTGATAGCCAGTCATCCCATTGGCTTATGCGACTGAAGTATAAATCGTTAGAAGCTTCTGTTCTCGCCTCGTCGGAAGACATCCAATCAACATCGAATGCTTGCAGTATCTTATTTAATCGCTCTGCGTTGTCAGTCATAACTTTACCGTGATAAAATCAATGGGACAACTTCAACAGGAGATTCTATTGTGAGCCATCCATCTATAGAAGATATAAGGAAAAATTTCACATACGATGCTGAAACCGGAATTTTGTACGCGGCTAATCGCACAAGGAGGACAGACCTTAACGGCAAGCCCGTTGGGTGCCAGCATGGAAACGGATACCTTGATGTAAGGCTTGGTAAAAAACTGTACTACGTGCACAGAATTTGTTTTGCGCACTACTATGGTTACTGGCCCGAAGCAGTAGATCACATAAACGGAAACCGTGCTGATAACCGCATCTGTAATCTTAGAGATGCCAATAAGCAGTTGAACGGACTAAACCGTGGCATGGATTGCGACAATTCAACTGGATACAAAGGAGTTTCCTATCGCAAGGACACAAATAACTACATGTGGCAATTTGTGGTAGAAGGCAAGAAATACACAAAAAGCGGATTCGCTACAGCATTAGATGCATACAAGCATAAGGTAGCATTTATTAACGCTCTGAATTCCGCTGCCTCTGAATTTCTCAAGCCGTAACAACAGTATCTATCTTGTTGACCGTGCGATGGGCCTGATTGGGGCTGGTATCTTTTTCTCTTTTGGTTTTTTGATGTCGCGCATCATTTTGGCGAAGCGGCGCATCATGTATGCATAGCGAACGGCTGAGAGAACGTCGTCGTTAAGCTTGACGATTTTCCCGTTTTCATCACGGTGATAGAGGCGGAACTCCTCAAAGAATGGCTCACAGGTGTTGAATACTTTGAAGCGACCATCGAGCATCATGTCGCGCAATTCAGTGATGCCAGGCTCAACAGCATTACCGCCATCAGGCCATGTCGCATGCTCCTGTAACATCATAAATCCAGCGTCTGCATACTGCCCTTTGAGCTGCTCACCGCCGCCCTTCTCATGCTGGTTTCCGTCATGAGGCCATGCGGTTGGCACTTTATGCGCCCATGATTTAACAGCCCCCCATGCCTGAACAGCTGTTTTTTCTTTCGCCTTCCACACGCGTGAAACGTAGATTGTGTCTGCGTCCTTATCCCACCAAAGCTGAACCTGAGCCTGTGGGTGATCCCATCCGAAATCCATCCCGCCAATCACGTAGAAGTGATCAGGACACTCGAACGGCTGACACTTAATAGTCTCTTCCGGTATCTGGAAGATTCGACCACTACCCATCGTAGGAATACCGCGAGCACGCGCCTCTCTCTCATGCTCAGGATAAGATGCGATGATTTGCTCTTTCTGTTCGTCTGTGTAGTGCTCAGCGTCGTAGATGGTCATGTTGACCACTTTCTGCGACTTGCTGGGATTCTTCAGGAACTTGGTAACAACGTCAGACATCCCCATCAGCGGGGTAAACGTCAGGATTGAGAATTGCCCGTATTTGTTGGTACGGGTAAGACCTTCGCCATAAATGCTGTATGGTGGCTCTTCGTCAAACCACACGCCGTGGATTGTGTCACCCTGCCAGCGAGCACGGCCTTGCGAGTATGGTTTGAAGTAGCAGATTGAAATGCCATCTTCAACGCCATCAGCCGTGTGATGCTTAACCAGAAGATGATCAACAAGGTTCGGAAAGAAAGGAGACTTCTTCCAGCTAATGATGTCTTCTTTCGGTATGGAACCGTAGCCTGGCTCACCATTCTCTTCGATGCGACCACACAGGATGCGTTGAGTCGTTTTGGTTACAGTCTCGTTTGTCTCGCCACCAATCCAAAAGACAACAGGCTCATAAAAACGCTTACCTTTCCACTCACCGCCATATTTACCATCAGCAGGATAGCCTTTTGTGCCCGGATAACGCCCGGTAAGGTGAAACGCGACTTCAGCAGCACCAGTAAATGACTTACCAAGCTGGTTACCAGCCATAAAACAGCGCTCTGGATAGTCATGCCCGGCGTCGATGAACTCACGCTGTTTGCTGTATGGCGTAAATTCATATAGCAGGTGTGTGTTACGGTAGTTCTCTTCTTCTTCGAGTAGCTCGAGCAATTCGATTTGCTCTTCGTCGCTCAAGTTATCAAGAATCGCGTCCAGTTCCACGGTTGAATAGCTCCTTGATACGAGAGCGTCGCTTATCGCGATCTCCCTTATCAGGTGTCACGTCTTCAACTTGCGACTGCTCTTTGAGGCCCAAATCACGGGCGATGATGTTAGCGTTGAGAAGGTCAGCGGCTGCGCCAGAGAATTTCTGGTCGTAGATGACTTTCTCCGCTCGCGTAGTGACTCCACAAAAACCTTCATCCGCGCGGAATCTTCGCCATGTTTCATCAGAAATATCGAGAAATAAGCACAGCCCGGCGAGTGTCATCGCTCGCATCTTGGCGATAGGCTCTTGTATCACTTCACCCTGATACGAGAACGCCTTCATCTCCCATAGCGGGTTAGCTTCCACCCACTCGAAGTATTCACAACAAGCAGCCCACAGCGCCTCAGGCGATTCGAATTTAGGATTTCGCCCATGACTACTGCGGGCCTCCCAAAATCGGTTGCCCTTTGGTGCTGCCATATTCATCTCACTTAGTTGTTATTTCAGGTTGAGCATCATGCTCCGGTGGTGAACAGGTCTAACGCTTCCTTCGATTTACGCACCGCTTCGATAGTTCGGGTCGTGATATCTGAATTAGCGCCACCTGACTGGAAGTGAATTTTGAATAGCTCAAGCTTCAACTCGTCAGTACCAATGAACTGAAATGCTTCTTCTGCGGCTGCGTTCTGGTTCATGACCAGTTTGTAAATCTCTAACTGGAATTTCTGTTCTTCAGTCATGGGAATAATCTCTGCCAT